ATGGCTGATCCTGCCCTCAAGCAAGACAATACGCTGTTCGACGTGCAGAGATCGGCCACGGGCCGGTTCTGGACGCTTGCGTCTGTGGATGAGGCCCTGGTGCGCCGCCTTCAGCCCAGCGTGGGTGGATCGGACTTGCTGGCCCGCTTGCTGGCCACGCGCGATGTCGCCCCGGAAGAGGCCCCTGCCTATCTGTCTCCCACCCTGCGGGAGACATTCCCGGACCCTTCCAGCTTTTCCGACATGGACAAGGCGGCGAAAATTGTCCTCGACGCCATCCTTGAGAAGAAGCGCGTCACGGTCTTTGCAGATTACGATGTCGATGGCGGCACGAGCTCCGCCATCCTTGCGCGATACTTCCGCGCATGGGGCGAAGATCTCGGCCTCTACGTGCCTGACCGGCTGGAGGAGGGCTATGGCCCGTCGCCCGCAGCGTTCCGGCACTTGAAGGATAAGGGCGCCGAACTCGTCATCACGGTGGATTGTGGCGCGGCGGCAGTCAGCGCGCTGGAAGAGGCCGAAACGATTGGTCTGCCCATTGTCGTGATCGATCACCATTTGATGGCCGGGCACCATCCGCCCGCAGCGGCGCTCGTCAACCCAAACCGGCCGGACTGTAATTCCGGGTGCGGACATCTTGCTGCGGCAGGCGTCGTGTTTGTGTTTGCGGCGGCGCTGAACCGTCTGGCACGGGAGCGCGGCATCGCGCCTCCAGATGGCCTGCCGGACATCATGTCCTTTCTGGACCTCGCCGCGCTCGGAACCTTGTGCGACATGTCTCCCTTGCGCGGCGTGAACCGCGCCTTTGTCAGGCAGGGACTCAGCATTCTGTCGCGCGGCCAGAATGAAGGCCTGCGCGCACTGGCGGAAGTCTCCGGTATCAGCAAGGTGGATAGCGTCTATCATGCGACGTTCATGCTTGGCCCCCGCCTAAATGCGGGCGGGCGGGTCGGCGATCCATGGATTGCGGCGAAACTTCTGGCTACGGATGATCGCGCCGAAGCGATTGCCCTCGCAGAGCGCCTGCATGCGCTCAATGATGAGCGCAAGGCCGTCGAGGCGGCGATCCTTGATCAGGCCACCGCACAGGCCGAACAGGCCCTGCAGCGTAACCCGGATCGCGGTATCCTGGTCGCGGGTGGCGAAGGCTGGCATCCCGGCGTAATCGGCATCGTGGCCGGACGCCTGAAGGAACGGTTCCATCTGCCCTGCATCGTCATTGGCTGGGGGCAGGGGCTGGGCCCCGTCGCCAAGGGGTCCGGCCGGTCCGTGACCGGGGTGAATATTGGGGACGCGATTTCCGCCGCCGCGCGCGAAGGAATCATTCTCTCTGGCGGGGGCCATGCAATGGCGGGCGGACTGAGTCTCGAACCCGAACAGATCCCCGCCTTTGATGAGTGGATGGTGAGCCATATGGCGCAATTCACAGCGGAACGGGCTGCGGCATTGGAGCTGCCGGTGGATGCGGTTCTGTCGCCGGGTGCGGCGTCTCCGGCGCTGGTGGACCAGATCGCCGGTATCGGGCCGTTTGGGGTTGGCTCTCCCGAGCCTGTCTTTGCGCTGCAATCCGTGCACGTCACCGGCGTTCGGCAGGTGGGCGCAAACCATTTGAAGTTCACTGCCGAGGATTCCAGCGGCCGTCTGGATTGCATCGCCTGGCGCAGCGCCGACCAGCCTCTGGGCGAGGTGATCCGTCCCAATGCGCGGCTGCATGTGATTGGAAAATTGAAAGCGGATGAGTGGAATGGCCGGCGCCGGGTGCAACTGGATGTAAGTGATGCAGCTGAAGCATGATTTATCTGCAGAAACCCCGTTTAAACCGCTTTACGAGTCCAAGATGAGCAGCTATATCGCCTGTCTTCGAGCCGGTGCGGTCCCTTCGTCTATCGGTTAGGACGCCAGGTTTTCAACCTGGAAAGAGGGGTTCGATTCCCCTAGGGACTGCCATCGCTATTCTCCTTCTGTAGTATCTGTTGCAGGACCGGGAGCGCCCATTGTCCCAGTTCTGGAATGGGACTGCACGGATGGGACGCTTTGTTCCCCGAATGCCCTCTCGGCAAGCCGCTCCTGGTTGGCGGCTTCGGTGTAGCGTTCGATCTCTTCCAGCGTCTTGTGACCTGTCACCGCGCGAATCTCGTGCACAGACCTGCCTGCCTCTGCCATGTGCGTTGCGCGGGCCTTCCTGAGCCCGTGAGCGCGGCATTCCTTCGAGAGCCCGGCCTTGTCACACCAGAGAGCAAACTGGTTGCCGAAACTGTCGCCATTCTTGAAGCCAAGGAAGGTCATGCCCCTGCCCGGCGTGACACGCAGGGCCTCGGCCAGCTCTTGAATGATGGGCAGAACCAGCTCCACGCCTGTCTTTTCCTGCCGGATGCGTATCTTTGGGCCGCGGACGTGCTGAGGGCCCATACGGGCGACGTCGCCGCGGCGCTGGGCTGTGCAGTACAAAAGCTCCATTGCAAGCCTTTGACGCGTCCCCAGCGGCCAGTGGTCGCGGTATTGCTTGATCTCTTCATGGGTCCAGCACTGGAAGCCGTCGCCCTCTCTGAGCCGCCCTATGCCTTTGGCCGGGTTGCTATCCGCCAGCTTGCGGCCCATTGCCCAGCCATAGAGCGCTGAAATCACCTTGACTCGGTTGTTTGCCGCCGCGGGTGTGGCGCTGCGCTTGTCGCGTCCGGCCCGGACCGCCTCTGCGGACATGAGGGCGGGCTTTGACCCATGCTCGGCCTGCAGGTCCAGGAGGACGCCGCGGCGCGCTGCCTGCGTCCGGATCGCCAGCGTATTGAACTCAGGCGACGCAAGGTATTGCTCGATCAGGTGGCCAAGCGTGCCCTCCTGAAGGCCCGTGCGTTTCGGCTTGGCCTTCAGTGCGCCGGACAGCGCCCGGTTGTATCTATCGAAAAACTCGGCCGATCCGATCTCTACGCCGCGGGGATTAAGACGAATCTTCTGCCCTCCGCGGCGGAAGTACCAGCGGGTATTGCCGCGGGCATCGGTGTCCGAGCAGGTGTACTCCAAGTGGATGTCTGCCATGCTGTCCCTCATGCCGCGGCTCCATCCCACGCATCATTTACGCGGTCTCCGCGGTAGGGCAAGCCATCGGCATAGTCGTCCAGGTCCCTCACATCCCAAAGGACAAGCCCGTCCTCTTCCCGCGGCGGGGCAATACGCCCCTCGCCGACAAGCTGGCGAAACTTGGTTTCACCCATGCCGACATAGTAGGCGGCATCAGAGGCTTTCAGGAGCCGTGGGATGAGTGGGCGGGACTTCATCAGTGCCTCGTCTCGTCCATATACTGGATGAATTGACCGGGCGTCTGGCGGCACCGATCGATCAGGTGCAGCACATCTTCACTATCGGAAAACCACTCGCCAGTCTGCCGCCAAGGGTGCAGGATGCGATGGATGGCCGCCTCTGTGGATTGATCGCCGTCGATGATGAGCAGCAGCTGAAGGCGTTCGGCGCATGAAGTTCTGATGCTGACCATCCGGTTGCGGAGGTCGTGCGAATATCCAATCTTGATATTGCCCGTGGTCAATCCTTTCAGGAAATAGACGCATTGGCGCTTCTGGCCGACAGGAGGAACGCCGAAAGCATCCATCTGGTCGTGCAGGTCGTCCGGCATATAGCCGTCCCTCACCTTCACGCTGACAGCGCCGTTCGGCAGGATTTGCACGTCCTCGATGCGCAGGCCGAACTCGTCACAAACTCGAATAATCTCTTGCGGCCTGCTCACTTCCCGTCCTCCGTGGATAGAGCGCGGAGAAGGGCGAGGACGGCGTACTTCGGCATCGTTCGGTGGTTTTCGTCGCCGCTAATGAGCCACAAGTCCACGCCCTTATCGAACACCTCCACAAACTGTTCGCGGGTCTCTGTCTTCCGCTCACACAGGGCTATGGCTGCGTCGAGGGATTTGGTATAAGGATGAGGCGCAAGCTTAAACACAGGGTTGGCCGCCTCTACTCTGGGTGCCCTATTGCGCACCACGGCTTGTTGCTGCTCCCACGGGATCGGCTCGTAGTGCGACAGGTATTCACCCGCTGGCAGCTGGTTCAAAGATCGCATGATCTCAGCATCCAACTCCCTTGACCCGCCTTCTTTCTCTAATCTCTCTATGAGGGCACTATAGGTCATGAGACTGGGCCTCCGGGGGTGGGCTTTAGGGCCGCCTGAATGTCTTCGGCGAACCGATAAAACTCGTCGCGATACCTCTTTGGACAGTCATCCCACGCGCCCTGATCCAGGTTGTGCGTGACGTTCGCTGCGAATATGAGGGCGGTGGCAATCTGCTTCTGCACCTTTCGGGGTACGGAACAGGCTGCGTCCCATGCGGCGCTCTTTGGGGCGTATTCCTCCCTCAGCTCCCCCACCTCTGCCTGTAGGGCGCGGATGGTGGCCTCATACTTTGCGGCCTCGGCATACCAGCCCTCATTCACCAGGTTCTCTCGCTGGGAGCGCAGAGCCTCCCACCACAGATTCCACGCGAGGACGTCGCCAAGCCATTGATCAAGCCGGTACGCCTTGGCGATTGCGTCACGCTGCACGGTCCGGTGCTGGCTGTCGTGTTTGCCGACCAGCATGACGTGTTTCGGAATACCGTCCTGAAAAACGAAGTTGAATGTGTCTTCCACCCTATCCGTCATGGCTTTGCTCCTTGAGGGCTATGCGGGCAAAATCCCCAACGGCTTGCGCCGCAAGAATCTGACTGCACTGTTCATCTGTGATTTCTGTCAGTTTGAAATCGTTGAGCGAACAGCCTTCACGCGCGATGCGCTGCCAGAGATATTCTTGGGACGGTATTGATGCCGCCCGCTGAATAGTCATGAGACCAAATTCGGCGGCGTGATCGTCGCCATAATCCCATTTGTGCTCTGCAATTTCCTCCGGGCTTGACCACAACTCCTCGGGGGCATCCCCATCCCAGAACATGTCAGGCTTGCACCGATAAGTAAGCTCGGCATTCTCAAGCCGAAGCCGCTCATTCTCCGCCACCAAAGCCTCCCGCTCTGCCTTTATGGCGCGGAAGGCGATAGTGACCTCGCGCGAATATCTCTGGTAGGCGGCGGTCGCCTCTGACGATGGCCCGGTATCGCAAGCCTGTTGCCATGCTGCCTTCAGATCGCTCAGCCTCTCCCAGTCTACTTTATCAACGCTCATTGGTCGGGTCCTTTGTTGGCGAGTTCGAGCTGTTTCCACATAAATCCGTCCCAGCGGTATTCCTTGCGCTGAGACTTCATCGCATCAACCACGATGGTCTCGTAGCTAGTCAGAGACGTGATTTGCTCCCATGTTTGATCGATGGCTTTGATCGGACAGTCCGCGTGCGCACCTAAACTGCTGAGCATTCCGCGTCGGGCGCGCTCAACACCCGGAAGCCGGACATAGAAGTTTCCATTCAGGTCGATCCGGATCTGTGTCGCATCACACAGCGAGCGCATCGCCAAGAATTTTTGTTGCGTTGTAAGGCTCATCCCACTTCATCCTTCGTGTTAAGGGTTACGCCGCCAAGCGCGTGAATGTCGGCCAAGCGTTCGCTGACGACAGCCAGGAACTCGGTGAAGCGTTCCTCGGCTTCCTTGATCTCGTCAGCCTTGCGTTCGATGCGGATGACCTTGGTTTGCAGGTGCGGATCGAACCGCCCGTCATAGCTCATCCAGTCATTGTATTCCCGGCCCGTGCAGGCCATTTGCCAGATGCACTGCCAGCGGTAGTCCTCGTTGAGGGGGGCGCCGAGCAGGCTTTCAAGATGGGTCTTCGGCGTGGGGCATTTGATTTCCAGAAGCCCGTCCTTGCCCACGAGCCTGTCAGGCGAAGCGCCGGCCCATTCGATGGTGGGGTGCCGGATGAACGGGGACTGTGCCAGCGTTGCGCCGGTCATCATGGCATAGGCCAGCGCGGCCTCAGCTTCGGTGTCGATCCCGTGTTGCATGGCCGGGCTGGTATAGTGGTCCGCTGCCTGATTGGTCAGCCGCTCCTGCACGAGTTCGTAGACGTAATCGTGATAGGTCGAGTAGGGCTCGTCATTCTTCTTGCGGCGGACAATGGCGCCTGCACGGGACGCTGTGGCGTGTCCGATCCGGGCCTGTATCCATGTGGCGGTGCCTTGCGGATTATCCTGCATTGGACTGCTCCGCCTTCTGCTTGATCCAGTGCGTCAGCTGGCGCTCGATCAGGTCAAAGCTCTCGAAGGGGAGGTTGGCCATTTCAGTCGCCTGAAAGCCCTTCTTTCCGGCCCATGCGAGCAACACGCTCTCGTCCGTGCCAAGCTCTTTCAGGAGCGACGTGATACGGGCCACCTGCTGTTCCGTCAGAACAGACCCGGACAACTCCTTGATGCCATCCCGATCTTCCCCGCCCAGCTGAATGCCGAGCACGTTGCAGAGCGTGTAGCGCTTGCCGTATGAGACGGTAACGCCATGCTGCTGCAGGATGTTCGTGCCCTTCGCATCGGTCATGACCGGAAGGGGGAGCGTGTCGCGCTCTGAATGCCCCTCACGGTGCGTGCAGATGCATGTGACGTGGATGTTCCCGTCAATGGTCTCAGTCGTCCAGCGGACGGAGAAACCGTACTCAGACAGCAGGGGACGCACAGCTGCCTGAATATCTTCCAGTTTGGCATAGCTGGATTTCAGGTGCAGGTTCTGGCCTGTCTTCTCGACGGCTGGCAGCTTGGGTTGCATTGCAGCCATTGCCCGCGAATATTCCTGCTCTGCCTTGTAGCGGTCGCTGTCACGCTCCATTGCGATGATCTTCTCAAGACGGTTCACGTCAATGGTCGGATCAAGCGCGACACGCTGAGCGAAGGTCAGCCCCTCCATGTCGTATTGAACAGCGGGCGTTTTGCCCTCTTCCTGCTCGACAATATCGTATTGGGTATCAGCCATCGTTCAGTCCTTTCACTTTCTCCCGGACACGGGCAGACAGGTCAGGAAAATGAATCCTGGAGGCCGCCTTGCACATGTCGTTGCTTGCGATTGCTTCTTCCCGAGAGCCTGTCTCGGAAGCCCTGAACCGTTCCCGTGCAGCGCAATAGTCAGGGTCGCTGTGGCACAGGGCTTTCAGGTGTTCGTATTCGGAGAAGGAGACGGCCATCATCCTTCTCCTTTCAGGGTAGCGAGGGCGGCGCGGGCGCGTTTGCCTCGGTCTGACAGAGCCGGGATTTCAGGAGCCCACGCTACGTCAGAAACGCTAGGACCGTCCGCGTAAGTCTCTTGGCTCGCGTACCACCCCAGCGCCTCCACAGCATCAAGTAGTGCGGGGAGGGCGTTGATGGCTGCGACTATCAGGGCGGCGTCCATGCCGTGATTTTCGTGGCGCAGCAGAGCGACGTGCTGAAACTCGATTTCGTGGTGCTTCCGCTGGCGGACAATCGCAAGGCCATCGCGCTGTCCCTCGGTGAGGCTCACGCCCGGCAGCCGCTCCCAAGGCCCCCGCGTCGCCTTTGCGCGCAATTCCCTCAGTCTTTCCACGAGGTCTGTCTTCTCTGGGTTAGTCATTGGGGGCGTCCTTGCGATCAATGCGCTCGATCTCGGCAACGATGAGCGCTGCAGCTCGCACCAGATCGCGGCGTGGGTTTTTCGGCTTGAACCATCTTGAGTCCCACGGCCACAGGCGGCGGATGCAGACAATAGTCTTGAGGCCGGCCGAGACAGGGTCTTCGGCTACCGCTTCATAAAGGGCGGGCGATAGTGTTGCGAGGTGGGCATAAGCGGCGGCGGCGTTCGCCATTTGGCCCCTGCCGTGTGCATCATCATGCTCAGGTGTCCAGCCTTCCGCCGACTTCTGGCGCTCACGCTCTACGATAATGTCATTGATTGCTTTGCTCATGCCGCTTTCCTTTCCAGATCTATGCTGATGTGTTCTGCGGTGACCGGCCCTTCATAGGCCCTGAACAGCCCTTCCATGATCGTCCGTGCGAGTTGCATTTCCGGTTCAAGGGCGGATCGGTAATTGTCGCCTGCCTCGGCATATTCGCGTTCCAGGTCCTGCCAGTAAGGCCGGTAGCTCTCGAAGGCCTGCTTGACGCCCTCAAGGCGCTCAGCGGCAAAGGCGCCCTCTATGGCCCGTGTCTGGAGTTTGCATCGCATGGGGTGGCGGGATATGTGGTGGGAGAGGGGGAAGGTCATTGGTCTTCCTCCGCCAAGATGAAGTGCCCCTTTTCAACGAGGTACTTTTCGACCTCGCGCGCCAGCTTGTTGCGAGCCTTCATGATCTGGCCATCAGGGATCAGGCTGCGCATGGCGCACCGCAGCAGCGCGTCTGCGTCTTTCTGCCAATGCTCGACCACCTCTGGGTCAACATCGGTCGGGCCAAAGTCCTCGATCTGATCCTTGATGGGATCAGCGGCCCAGCCAAACCCAATTCCGAACTCAAAAACTCCAGTGGTATTGCTCATGCCGCTTCCCCTTTCCGATAGTGTTGGTCGTGGTATGCTTCTGTCAGCCGGAGGATCTCCCGCACCTTCAGGGCGTCCTCTGTCAGCAGGTCGGTTTCGTCGGGAATGACCGCGCCGAGATCGTCGCCCAGCATGACCTGAAGGTTCGGGTACAGCAGATGCAGGACCCCGCGCTTCGAGTAGCTTCTGAACAGCCCATCAAGGACCATCCGAAGCTCACCGTCTGCGATCTCGTTGAACCGCTCTTGCTGGCTGGGCTCTCTCCGAGCGTGAGCCATAAGGGTGTCGTGGGCGTGGGAGGGCATCACCAAGTCTCCTTGTGTGCGTCCCAGCTCCGGTCTTCCTCGTTCTGCCAGTGAAGCTGCTGCGCCTCGGTTTCCCTGATTGCCGCAGCTTGGTCGCGCAAGCGCTCCATCGCCATATCGGCATCAACTACGCGCGCTCCGTTCTTTTTCAGCCGGTTAGCGCAGAAGTCAGCAGCGCTGCGCTTCCGATAAACGACCAGCAAGCCGGGGTTGTCGCTCGTCCACCACAGTCGTTTGCTGATCTTCCGATCAACCAACCCAAGGATGCGGACCCCCATGTTGTGACCCTTGCGGGCGTTACAGATGATTGCGAAGGGCATGGCTGTCTTCCTCTGTTCGATGAGGAGACCATAGCGAATTGCTATTATGCTGTCCATAGCGAATTGCTATTTTTTTGCGCGGGAGTGCGCTTTCATAGCAAATTGTACAGATTGCGGGTGTTACTTGCGCTCGGCTACGAACCTGGCGAAGTCGGCAACCTCGCGCCGCTTCTCTGGGGTGAGGCGCTTCAGGGTGACGTCATCGACAATGCCTTCGATGGAAGTCATCGGGCCTTCGCCGGTCAGGAGCCACTGAACGCTTACTGCGTACTTTTTAGAGTATAGCAGCAACTGCTCTGGGTTGACGCCCCTTCTTCCGGCTTCCTGATCCCGCACGCTCTGGACGTGCACCTTGGGCCGGGCGTCTGCTGCGCTTTGCGCGGACTCATACCCGGCGGCAATACGCGCCTCTCTCAAGCGCGCGCCAATGATGCGGTCGAACTCTTTCTCTGCCATGCCGCCCCATTACCACCAAAAAACATAGCGGTGCGCTATTGCCTCAAAGATAGCTATTTGCTATGCAATGATTATGACACACCGGACACATGCAGAGATACTCGCCGATTTAGGCAAGACCTATGCCGAACAGGCTACCGCTATTGGCTTTGGGTGCAAAGACCATCAGGTCCGCGATTGGGTGCGCCGCAAAGGCATTCCCCGCGAGTGGCTGCAGCCGGTTGCTGATGCTCATCCAGACGCAACCCTGAAGGACTTGCTGGCGACAGTTACCGTCAGGCCAGAAGAAGAGAAGGGGGTCGCATAATGTCAGGCCCTCAAGCGTGTCACATTGGGACAGGGGTCCGCATTGCTCACATCTTGGGCGGCCTCTTCGATATCAGCAACTGCCTGAAGGATTCGCAGCGCAACAACCTTCGCCGCAGCGGGTGTGAGAGCGTAGCTTTTCCCCGTCTCCACGATGGTCATGCCATCCGATCCGTAAGCCGTAGTGCTGACGCGCACCATGCCACGCTCAGCCCTAACGTTCCCAGCCGTTTCGATGTACTCCATTGCGTCCCTCACTTCTTGTTCCGTATTTGTTCTTTAGGAGTAGTTTCCTATTTTGTAAATCGGAAGTTTCCCATCGCCCCCGTGGCGAGCCGTCACGAAACCGTAATAATTAACCAAGTTCAAGGCTTGACATACCATTGGTACGCGAAATTCGCCGTACTGACACGCACTCGCAATTCCGCCCGTCAATACGGGAAACTACGTATGCGGGGGAGGGGGTGATGGGCTGGGAGTATGGGTGCGATTACACGCAGGATTATGCTGACGAGCCCTGCGGCATGATCTGTGCGGATTTTGGGGATGGTGAGGGCGGCGTCATTGTTGACGTGGATGACGCGCATGAAAGCGCGGAACCCAATCGGCTCCATCCTTGCCCGCATTGCAACACCGAAAAGTACTTGAAAGAAACGGCTGAGTTTTGGGAGGAAGCGTTTTTCGGGGCGAATGGGCGGTGGCCTAACCGCGAAGATGCCGCGGCCCGGCGAAAGTCGGTCTTTGAGAAATTTGCGCGACCTATTTCCACGGAGGCTTCATGACCCTCCTCCATTTCCTCCGCTTCACCTTCCCCTCTGAACAGTTGCGCAAGTCTCTCTTGATCCTGGTCCTGTCAGCGGCGCTCTGGATCGGGATTTCCGCCCTGTGCTGGGCCGTCCTGCGGTTCATGGGAGGGGTGTGATGCCGATCAATCCCGAACGCATGAAACTCTATCCCGGTGGCTCCATTCACTCGAAGGAATGGAAGGCTATCAGGGAGGACATTCTCGACCGCGCTGATCACGCCTGTGAGGGAACACCGCAGCATCCGGATTGCGAAGCCGTGAACTACGAGCCGCATCCTGAGACCGGCTCCAAGGTCATTCTCACCATAGCGCACATGGACTGGGACGAAACCAATAACGATCACGACAATCTGAAGGCCCTCTGCCAGCGCTGCCACAATAAGTGGGATGCGCCTCAGCGTCAGAAGAATGCCGCCAAAACCCGCCGCCGGAAGTCCGATCAGATCGATCTGGAAGACTGGCTCGAAACGGCAGGCCACTGACATGAACCGGGGGACAGAGACACCGCTGAGAGTCCTGGTTGCCTGCGAGTATTCCGGGCGCGTGCGGGATGCCTTCATTCGCGCCGGCCATGACGCCCTGTCCTGTGACCTTCTGCCAACCGAAGTTGCCGGACCCCACCACCAGGGCGACGTGACGGAGCTGCTTGGCGATGGCTGGGATCTGATGGTTGCGCTCTGGATCGGGATTTCCGCCCTGTGCTGGGCCGTCCTGCGGTTCATGGGAGGGGCGTGATGCGGCTTTATTCGATCTGGCACACAGAACTTCAGAAGTTCTACAAGGGCGATGACTGGAATGGTCGGCACTATTGGTCCGGCACTCCCCGCTATTGGCAAACCATCGACGGCATCAAGAAAAACCTCCTTCGCCTTGGCAGCGAATACAGGGGCGAAACGTCGTACAGTGATGGCCCGTGGGCTGATGATGAAGACGTGTATGGCTTCAAGCGGTACGCGAATTTCGACATCAGCAAGCTCGCTGCAATCGAGATTATTGTAACCGATGTCGCCGTGCTTGGGGAGACCCGCGTTTCCCCGGCGTCCCTGTTCGATGAGTCCGTCCCGCCCCTCGAAACGGCAGGCCACTGACATGAACCGGGGGACAGAGACACCGCTGAGAGTTCTGGTCGCCTGCGAATATTCCGGGCGTGTGCGGGATGCCTTCATTCGCGCCGGCCACGACGCCCTGTCCTGCGACCTTCTGCCGACAGAGATACCCGGCCCTCACTACCAGGGCGACGTGACAGATCTGCTTGGCGATGGCTGGGACCTTCTGGTTGCGCACCCCCCCTGCACGCATCTGGCAGTCTCCGGGGCGCGCTGGTTCAAGGACAAGCAGGCGGAACAGGTCGAGGCGCTGGACTTCGTGCGACTGCTTCTGGATGCGCCGATCCCCCGCATTGCTCTGGAAAACCCCGTCAGCGTGATTTCCTCCCATATCCGCAAGCCTGACCAGATCATCCAGCCCTGGCAGTTCGGGCATGGAGAGACCAAGGCCACCTGTCTGTGGCTGAAGAACCTGTCAGGGCTGGAGCCCACCAATATCGTTGAGGGCCGGGAAGCCCGCGTCCACCGCATGGCGCCCGGCCCTGACCGCTGGAAAGAGCGCTCCCGCACGTTCGAGGGCGTTGCCCAGGCTATGGCGGATCAGTGGGGCACACGTGAGCTCGTGCAGCCTTCTCTCTTCGACGAGGTGGCCGCATGACAGACCGCATCCCTTCTGCTGACGAGCGCCGTTGCCCGGCCTGTCCTGAACTCAGCCCATTATTACGGCCTGACCCCAGCCGGGCGCGCCGTCACTCAGCAACAAGGAGAAGCGGCGTGACCGAAGACCAGAAAGACAAACGTATCTCTGAACTGGAGGAAGCTCTTAGAAGTGCTGAAATAGCAATCAATCCGCGTGACCGCGAAATGCTTTCCTTTAGCACCTGGAACGACAGGTTAAAGGCAGCAACGGACACGATCTTTACTGCTCTCAATGAGCCTAACCCGTGGATGCCGGATGGCACATTGGTTGTATCGGGCTCTCCTCCTGAAAAGGAGCCAAGCGCATGACCCGCCCCAACCGTCCCCACCCAACTCTCAAAAACAAACAGGGGGTATATTGCTGATGCAAAAGCTTCGCACACTCATTCGGTGGGAGTTCATCCGGCTTGGCTATCAGAAGGGCCTGACCCCGACGGAGATCGCCGCCTTCATTGGCTGGACCCCTGAAAGCGTAAAGGTTCGCGCTTCGGCTCTCAAATGCACCAAGAGCCAGAAGGCGGCCGCTCTCGACCGTGAGCAGACAAAGCGCCTCACGGCCCGCAGGAGAAGCGCACGAGGCGGCGTAGCAGCGGCCCTGGTAAACCGTGACCCCGCTCCGATCACCCTTGTCGGCCCACACTGGTCAGTGCCCCTTCGCAAGGGCGTCCAGCATTCCGACAATCTCCGCCTCCCATCCAACCCAAAGCGCGCCCTCGCTGACATGCAGGCAGAGCTGGAAAGGGGGCAGGGATGAGCAAGCACGTTGTCTCACTCGTCTACTCTCGCAAGGCGGGGTCGCTGCTGCGCAAGGCCGTCCTCGCATACATGGCAGACGTGGCGAACCATGACGGCACCGGCGTGTGGTCTTCCAAGCAGAGAATAGCCGACGAAATCGAGGCCAGCAAGAAGGGCGTCAAAGAGTGCATCAAGGCGCTCGTCGCTGACGGAATCTTGTCAGAAGTCGGCAAACGAAAGTGCGCCAACGGGCACACGATTGAGTACGCCATCAACCTAGATGTTGTGGCTGCGCTAGAGCCGATGCCCCACCAAAAGGGGGAGGGGGGTAATTTTACCCCCGGTACCGAGGTGCCCCCCACGGGGGAACTGGATGCCCCCCACGGGGGAACTGAGGTACCCCAAACCGTCCTTAACCGTCCTAAACCATCTAATTCTGACGAATTAGATTTAGGCGACACACAGTCCGAACAGCCAAAACGCAAAGCTGCCCCAAGGGGCGCGGCTCGTGGTTCTCGCATTCCCGAAAACTGGGCACCCAGCCCGAAAGACTATGCCTATGCGTCCAGCAAGGGCGTGACCCCTGAGGAGATCAACAATGAGGCAGAAAGATTCTACAACCACTGGATTTCAGCCACTGGCAGAAGCGCTACCAAGCTCAGCTGGGAAGCCACATGGCGCAACTGGATCATCGGTGACTACGGCATTGTCGAACGGAAGCGCAAGGCCGCAGAGCGAGCCGCCAGCTTCGCCAGCAAAAATGGCGGAAAGCTTGGCACCTTTGACCGACTTGATCGAAAGCTGGAGGCAGCTGCCTCACGGCAAGACGCTCGGTTCGACGATGAGCGAGACGGAGGCCAAGGCTACACTATCGATGCTGAAGCCACTCGTCTCGCCGGGTGAGCCTGTGCAGGTATCGAAGATCGTCCAGCGTTTGCTCGCAGTGTATCCCGGCAAGGGCGACCAGCCAGACAGCGTTGCGGAGGATTGGGTGCGCATCCTGAAGGATGAGCCCCTGGCGAGCATCTGGGCGGCTTACGAGAAGACGATCCGCCGTCCGGGCACGTTCGCGCCGTCACCGGGGGATTTCCTCGCAGAAGTGCAAAAGCACGCCGCGATGGTGAACCGCCTTCGCCTTTCGATTTCCGACAGAACTTAAACCAACAGGGGGACTAAACCATGATTTTCGTGCTTTCGATTTTCTTTATCGTCGTCAGCGCCGCCGGACTCTTTCTGGATGAGCCCGGTTGGAGGCTCTTCTATCTAGTGCTGATCGGGCTGAACGCATTTTCCGCATGGGCTAGCCGCCCAAGAGGGGGGCGGTCATGACAATCCTTTCAAAATCCGTTGCGGCCGCTTGCGAGTACGCAGACGTGTCAGTCTCGGATGTCGCCTGTCAGGACAAGCGTCCGGTCATCGTGCGCCTGCGCTGGGCTTTCTGGTTCCACTTGACGGCTATTGCAGGCTGGTCCCTTCCGATGGCTGGCCTACGGACGGGCCACGACCACACGACCGTCCTGTATGGCATCCGAAAACACGCGGCTGAGCATTTCGGCACTGATCCGCAAGCTGGCCTTGAGACGATCCGCTCTGCCGCACAGGCCCCCCTGCTTAAGCTGATGGAGGTGGCATGATGGCGTACCGAAACTGGAGAGAGCGCCCGCTTGAGGGGCCGATGGCTCGCATAGTCAAAACCACGACAGGCGGCGGCAAGGTTCGCTATCACGTTGAGGCGTATTGTGGCGTGACGCTCGCTGATTTTAGGGCTGACGAAGATTGGCGTGAAGTGTGCCAACGAAAATCCCTGAAGTCAGCCGAAAAGATTGCGGCCCGGATCGAGCGGCGCAGGCGTAAGGGGGCGGTTGCTGAAAAGGAAACTCTCCCCGCCGCCACCCCCACCCAAGGAGAAGACGAATGAAGAACCAAGACGAAGCCAGCAAGATCGCCGTCCTCGAGAATATGCTGAGCAACATCGTTGAGACGTATGACCGCGAGAACTTCATGACCACGGCGGACTTTCACAGCACGGATTGCAGGTGCCTGCGTTGCCTTATTGACGCTGCCGGTGGCTACCTCAGAGAGGATTCCCAATGACCCAACTTTGGTACGCCTTCAGTTGCCGCGCCGACCGCACAGAAGCGGCTGCCAATCGTCTCGGGGAACTCATGGACTGTGACGCCTTCGCTGTGTGCAGGACGCTTCGCAAGCGCCCCCCTCGCAAGCCAGCCCGCACGGTGACAGAGTGCGTGTTGAAGTCCTACATCTTCGCAGGCTTTGACGAGGCACCGAACTTCCTGGCGATCGAGCACATGCCCGGCCCCCGAATTTACCCGATCAGCTTTGCCGGCGCAATCAAGCCGCTGAATGGCATGGCGGATCTGAAATGGATCACGGGCCAGCTTCCGAAGCCCTTGCACAGGCACTACAACATTCCCCGCCTGAGAGGCCAGCACACATGGACCGCGGGCGATCATGTCGAGGTGGAGAACATCGGTCAGGTCGAGGTTGAATCCGTTGACGGCAATCATCTGCGTCTTGCCTTGCGGTTGCTGGGCCGTCCGGTGATAATGCGGGCAGAGGATGCGCAGTTGGCTTTGAGGCGCGTCGCGTGATGGGAACCAAGCAGCTTCCAAGCGCGGACGTGCTTCATCAGATTTTGCGGCACGAGCCCGAAGATGGACTTCTTTTTTGGAAAAGGCGTCCGGATCATTTTTTCGGTTCAGAGGGCTCAGCCAAATCATGGAATAAACAGTTTGCTGGCAAGCAGGCGTTCACATCTCGCGATAGTAATGGGTACTATCGTGGCGGCATATTTGGTACGGTCTATCGGGCGCATCGGGTTATTTGGGCTCTGGTCCATGGGTGTGATCCTGAATACATTGACCACATAAATGGAGACCCATCGGACAACAGAATTGACAACCTCAGAAGCGTTTCTGCTTCTGAGAACGCGATGAACTGCCGAAAGCCAAAGACTAACACGAGTGGCTACCATGGCGTTCACTGGAATGAGGCAAATCAGAAATGGCTGGCCACCATGACGGTTCGTGGGCGATCCATCTACCTGGGTAGCTTTGAGAGCAAGAAAGACGCTGCTCGTGCGCGCAGGGTGGCCAATCGCAAGTATGGGTTCCACGAAAACCATGGGCGTTGACAACTACCAGCAAATCACCTGATAAGGGAACCAGTTCACCGAGGACGTGCTAGATGCTTCGCCCGGTGCGAGGGGCTGGAACACCGCGAGCGCGATCACCAGACCCCAAGTGCGAAGCCTTTTCTGAAATCAGAGCAAGCATCGGTGGTGTAGTCCCCCAGCCTGTCAGCCGTTGCAAGCGAGCCCCGTGTTTCCTGTTTGGAGGCGCGGGGCTTTCTCATAGGGTGAGGCGTTACTCTCGTGGCGTCTTACCATAAACTGCCTGCGGCACTTCCAGACCATACCCTGTGTCGCAGGCTCTTTTTGCAAGCATAACCCAATATTCCTGTGAAAAATCAAAGCGTTACGGGGAGGGGGATTCAGGATCGCCCAAAATGGCCCAAAATCGGGCCTATCCTGTAATAGTTATTGGGGATTCAGCTTCCCCATTGGTATCCAGCCGGACAGCCGACACACTGCTTAGCAATGTACGTTCAAATGAGGCGGCATACTGGCTGGATTCCCATGCGGAACGAAAGGGACTGATATGAAATACGAAGTCAAAGGCCTGACCAGCTACGGCGTCTACGATGGCGACCGTCTGTGCGGGACATATGAGAGCGAGAAGGCGGCAACGCTGGTCGCTGAAGCGCTGAATGAAGAGGAAGAGTTTCGCGAGGTCGAGAATGTCCTGACGTCGCATCCGCATGGAGATTCTGACTCGTTGCAGGGCGATCCTGAGCTACAGGAGGCGAAGAAGGCCTACAACGCGGCCCTAGCGGCATCCTCGACCGACAAAGCGCCCATCTGGAGCCCTGACCAAGATGGATCCGGCAATAACTTCACCAACGGACACGCCCCACAGGAGTCCAAGAAAAATGTGCCGCTCAACTGGCGCGATGGCTTTGAGCCCACAGGAGACTGACTAATGGCTGAAATCAAAACCCCCGACATTTCGCTCACTGGCGTGGGCAATGTCCTGTTCGGCCTCGCGGCCGCTTTCCTGGTAGACAACATCGCTCTTGATGGCGTTGTCACCAGTGCGCTCCCTGATGTGGTGGTCGGCTTTGTCGGCTTCGTCATCTTTGCCGGCGTCGCGCTCTATGGCTACAAGCAGGCCAAGAAGCTGAACTGATGCTCTGGCTAATTGTAGGCATCCTCATCTGCGGGGCTCATGTGGTCATGAACGTCGTTGGCTGTAGATCCATGATCCGCTCGGCTAAGGCTGCGGCGCGAATGCAGCGACATGCTGAAGGCTGGGACTGATGCGCTCACTCATCCAGAACATCGGCTACGCATTCCTGTCTGTCTCGGCGGCGATAGCGTCAGCATTCTCATGACCAGCTGGGCAGTCTTCGGTGTAGGCGCGCTCTGCATGATCGCCTTCATTCTGATTGGCATCTACCTGGCGCTCTCAAGGGGCAACATCGGTGACTAGCCTCATCCCCTACGCTGGCGCTGCTATCTTTGCCTGCGCTGTGCTGTCTCAGGTGTTCTGGATCGTGAAGGAGGATGCGGTTTGAGCGACAAACATCACATCAAGTCTATTCAGGATTGTGTGGATCTGATTGAGAAGCTCCCGCCTGATCGTGCGGTTGTCTTTCTGCGGGAATTGCCATTGGCTATTGAGCAGCAGGCGGTACTCCAAAAGCGCGCCAAGGGCCTGAACGGCATCTTGGGTAAGCTTGCGCGTCTGACCTTCAAGGAAGGCTTTATCTGGGTAGACGATGACGCGGGAACGGCAACGGTCTCCGTGAAGATGCGCCAATCGACGTGACCACCATCGCCCAACACACCGCTCTAACCCTCATTGCCGCTGAAGCGCTTTGTATTGCCCTGTCTGCCATCAGGTGGGCGTGGGAGGATTTCAGGTAGATGCATAGCGCAGCGGGTTCGTCCAAAGCCTGAAACACAACTCACACTAGAAACGAATAGCGATATTCACGGGCGGAGACTTTCGCGCCCTGCAAAACACAACCCCAAGTAATGATTATCATCCAACACCGCTCAAACCGGGGAGGATCAGCCATGACCCATAAACAAACGAAAAAAAATAATAACGTCGCGGGAAAGGCGGGGCCCGGCCGGCCAAAGGGTTCCCTGAACAAGACCACAACGCTCCTGAAGGAGGCCATTTTGAAGGCCGCTGAGCTGTCAGGCGAGGATGGCAAGGGCAAGGGGAAAACCGTGGGTTATCTCAAGCGCCTCGCCAACGAACAGCCCGTCGCATTTTCCGGACTGCTCGGAAAGGTCCTGCCAATGCAGGTGACTGGCCCGGAAGACGACGAAGGCAATTACCAGGAGATCAGGGTCAGCTTTGTCGGTTCTGGAAGTAACCCTAGCTGAGGCTTTCCGCCCGCTTTACCAGCCCGCTCGTTACAAGGCCGCGCATGGTGGACGCGGTGGCGGCAAGAGCCATGACAGGGCCGAGGCACTTATCCTGCTCTGTTACGCCAAGCGGACGCGCGCTGTGTGTATTCGTGAGGTTCAGAACTCGATCCGGGATTCGGTCCGCCAGCTCCTGATCGACAAGATACGGAAATTCCACCTCGGCAATTTCTTCGAGGTCACCAACACGGAGATACGCGGCGCCAATGGATCGCTGATCGTGTTCCGGGGCATGCAGGCCTACAATGCGGAGAACATCAAATCCCTTGAAGACTTCGATGTGGCATGGGTGGAAGAGGCGCAGACGCTCAGTGAGAAATCGCTCAGGCTGTTGCGCCCGACGCTTCGCAAGGAAGGCTCTGAACTCTGGTTCACATGGAACCCGCGCTATGAGACAGATCCTGTGGATGCGCTGTTCCGCGGCGCCATGCCTCCGAAGGACAGCATTCTCGTCAGCGTCGGACTGGATGACAATCCCTGGGCCACAAAGGTGCTGCGAGATGAGCGGGATGAGGACTTTGCTCGTGATCCCGAAATGGCGCGGCATGTCTGGGGTGGTGATTACGAGATCGTCAGTGAGGGCGCCTATTATGCGCGCCTGCTGGCCAAGGCAGATGATGAAGGGCGGATTGGCGACTTCCCGCATGATCCGAAGCTTCCCGTCCGGACGGCGTGGGACATTGGCGTCGATGACTACACGGCGATCTGGTTCATTCAGGATGACGGACTCTGGCACACGGTCGTGGACTATTACGAGGTGAGCGGATTGGGGGCCGAGGACATAGTGCGCAATTCGATGCCGGAGCTTGTGCCTGACCTTCAGGAGCGGGTCGAGACACGCATGGCGCTGGGCCGGTCTGATCCGTATCAGTACGCGGTGCATTACCTGCCGCATGATGTGAAGAACCGGGAATGGGGCGCTGGTGCAAGGTCACGGGTGGAAATCCTTGCCGGCCTTGGCGTGAAGCCGATCCAGAAGGGCGCGGCGGTCGGGCCGGAAGAGCGGATCAATGCCACGCGGGCCTTGTTGCCGTTCCTGCGCTTCAACCGGACGAGCCGCGTGATGCTGGGGGTGCAGAGGCTGCGCCGTTACGCGCGCAAGCTGAACGAAACCGGCGTGACCCCGATCTATATGGGGCCGCTGCATGATGACAATTCGCACGGTGCGGACGCTTTTGGGGAATACGCGGTCAATCGCGGCGCCCACATCGTCGTCAAGCCGGAAGAGAAGCCGAAACAGCCACGGGGAACGGTTGTGCTTGAGGGCGCACCGAAGCCGCCGAGCCGCAAGCGCATAAGGGTGTAATGCAACAAGACCACGGCGATATGAACAAGGCGGAAGAACCGACCGGCGAACTTGAAGCGAGTGCCAAGGATTGGTGCGACATGCTCAAGGATGCCGAGAAGTCGTTTTCGACCTGGCATGACAAGTGCGACAACATCGCCAAGCTGTATGCGGACCTGAAGCGGCTTGCCGGAGAGACGACCGAGCGGGAAATGAAGCTGTTCTGGGCGAATGTCGAGGTGCTGAAGCCCACGATCTACGCCCGTCCGCCGCAGCCTGTGGTGAAGGTGCGCCATTCGATCCGCAAGCCTGTGCCCCGTGCTGCTGCGATCATGGTCGAGCGCTGCCTGGCAACCAATTTCGACCTGCGGGACATTCACTCGACCCTGCTGGAAGCGCGGGATGATCTGGCCCTGTTCGGACGGGGCGCAACATGGGTGCGCTACAAGACCGAAGGACAGGTCGTTGAGCCTGATCCGAACACATTGCAGGACGGGGAAGGGCAGGACGAGCCGGAAGTCGAGGGCTTCGAGGAATACACCTGCTACGATCATGTGAACCGCAAGGAGTTCCTGCACGAGCCTGTCCGGACGTGGCGGGAGGTCGGCTGGGTGGCACGGGCAAGCTGGCTGACGGCAAAGGAAGGCAAGCGCCGGTTCGGCAAGCAGTGGACAGGCGTCACCTACACCGAGGACAACAAGGACACGGCTGAAGAGTACAAGGTCGACAAGAAGGCGAAGGTCTGGGAGATCTGGCACAAGGGCCGCAATACGGTGGTCTGGGTGCATGAGGGTTGCGACCATGTGCTGGACGAGCGCGAGCCGTGGCTGAAGCTTGAGGGCTTCTTCCCGTGCCCGAAGCCCGCCTATGCGACGCGAGAGCCTGAAAGCCTGACCCCGGTTCCGGACTTCCTGTTCTACAAGGACCAGATCGAGGAAGTGAACGAGTACACCGAGCGGATTTCTGCCCTGGCAGAGGGGCTGCGGCTCAAGGGCTTCTACTCGGCAGGCGGCGAAGACATAGGCAACGCGGTCGAGACGGCGCTACAGCAGACGGACAATAATGCGGTCATGATCCCGGTGCCGAGCGTCGCGGCGATGGGTCAGGGCATGAAGGACTCGATTGTCTGGATGCCGATCCGTGAGGTGGCCGAGACAATCACCTCCCTGATCCAGTTGCGCAAGCAGGTGATCGAGGACATTTACCAGATCAGCGGCATTTCCGACATCATGCGCGGAGAAACGCAGGCCAGCGAGACGGCCACGGCGCAGAACATCAAGACCCAATATGGGAATGTGAGGGTGCGCGAACGCCAGAACGAGATGATCCGGCTGGCGGACCAGATGATGAGCATCGACGGCGAGATCATGTCGGAGAACTTCCAGCCCGAGACGATGCTGTCCATGTCGCAGATGGAGAACGTCCTGCCAATGCAGGTGCTTGAGCAGCACAAGCAGATGACCATGCAGCACCAGCAGGCCGCGCAGATGGCGCAGCAAGGCCAGCAGCAGCCCCCACAGCCGGGCCAGCCCCCTCAGCCAGCCCCGCAGGTGCCGCCGCCCCCTCCGCCGCTTCCACGCGACGCTGTGAGCCAGGAGGAAGTGTTTGCGCTGCTGCGGAATGAGAAGATGCGTCCGTTCATCCTGCAAACGGCTTCGGATTCCACGGTGCAGCCCAATGAGGACGCCGAGAAGCAACGCCGCAACGAGTACGCGCAAGCCGTTGGCGGCCTGTTCGCGCAGGCCGGGCCTGTGGTTCAGTCCTTCCCGCCAGCCGGCGCCCTGTTCGGCGAAATGCTGAAATTCGTATCCGGCGCCTATCGGGCCGGTCGGGAGATGGAGAGCGTCATCGACGACTTCACCGACCAGATGATGGAGATGGCGAAAGCACCGAAGGATGAAGGGCCGAGCCCGGAGCAGATCAAGGCGCAGGCCGAGACGAAGCGCATGGAAATGCAGCAGCAGATCGACGGCCAGAAGGCGCAGGTCGAAGGCCAGAAGATGATGATGGAGGCCAGGACCGCGCAGATGGAAGCCGCCAACAAGCAGCGTGAAATGCAGATGCAGGGCGCAATGGACCAGATGCGGATGGCGCATGAGCAGCAGATGGCCGGGATGACCGAGCGCCTGAAGGAAATGGACATTACCATCAAGGAACTGGCCGTAGAGGCCGCCAGGGCCAAACCGAAACCGAATGGGAGTGCGAGCCATGAGCGACGAACCTGAGACTGATGATTTCAACCCGGACGAAGTTGTGCCCATCGAGGACGTGAATGCGGAGGGTGTGTTGCCGGTGGAGGATGTGCCGGTCACAGAGCTTGCCTTGCTTCGTTTCCGGTGCGGCCTGACCGTTGCGGGCATCAACCTCGTGATTGACGAGGAAGAGCGCAAGCGCATGGGGCGCCTCGATTATCCGTGGGGTGAAGCCATGAAGCAGGAAATGCGTCTGGCTGCGGCCACGCCGTCTGATCTCAAGGGCGCACGGGAGGCAATTGTGGAAGTCGCCCGCAAGGCGCGTGGAGGGGATGGGCGTGCGTGAGGACGTGATCGAGCTTATCAAGGCAATACTGGAAGATGAAAAATCCCCGGTTTTGGGTGCATATTACCTTCTGTCCTGGTCGGAAATCCCTGCCGCACAGATAATGGAGGCCGTTGGAATACTGAAAGTCGCGCTAGATCACGAGGGTCATATTTGCCAGTTTACGGACTTCGGCCGGCGCGTTTTGGAAGATGACGCGATAAAAGGGGTCCTCAATGCCTAGAGAGCGCTTCTGCAAGTGCTGCAAGGGCTGGCATGAACTCGACGCCTGGCCGCACAACTGCATGCCGGAGCGGCTTGGCCAGCGGTCTGATCTCGCGGCCCCGATGCTGATCCGTGACAATATCGAGCCTGTGCGGTCGATGCTCGACGGCCAGCTCTACGATTCCAAATCCACCCTTCGCGCCACCTACAAGCAGGCAGGCGTGGTCGAGGTGGGCAATGACAGCTCCTACACCCAGCCCGACGCGATCAAACCGCGCACGGCTGCCAGTGAGAAGGCCTTGAAACAGGCCATCAAGAAAGACCGCGAAGCCGCTGTTGGCAAAGCGCTCAGCCGGGCCGGTCTCGGCGCCTAGAATCCACATTCCCTCAGACGGAGACACGCATGACTGATGAAACCGCCACGGCGGATGCCGAGCCCATTGCCGAAACGATTGAAGTCGCGGAGCCATCCACGGCACGCGGATCGATCGACAGCGCCTTTGATAGTGTTTTTGGCAGCGAAGGCGATGACGACACGCCCGCCCCGGAGGGAGAGGCGGCTGAATTAACGGAAGCCGCTGCGCCCCGTGAGGATGGCCGGGACGCGCAAGGCCGGTTCAAGGCGAAGGAGGCCGCAGATAACGCGCCGGAAGTCGTGGAAGACGCCGACAAGCCGGAAGCGGAGCCAGCTGCCGTGCAGGGCCATGAAGCCCCGCCAGAGCGCTTTTCCCCGGCCGCGAAGGAGGCATGGGCGCAGGCCCCGGAAGCGGTCCGCGCCGAAGTTCACCGCGCCGTCACCGAGCTTCAGCAGGGCCTCGACAAGTACAAGGCCGATTCCGACAGCTGGAACGAGATTTCCGAGTTCAAGACGCTTGCCGACCAGCATGGCGTGAACATGAAGGACATGATGACCAATTATGTCACGGCCGATCAGCGGCTGGGGAAGGATCTGGTTGGCGGTCTCGATCACATCGCCCAGCAATACGGCTATTCCCTGCGGCAGATTGCCGAACATGTGCTGGGCCAGCCCGTTGACCAGCAGCAAGGCCAGCAGGATCAGGTGATCCGGGAGCTTCGCGCCGAGGTAGGGCAGCTGAAGCAGCAGGTCTCCGGCGTCAACGAGAATTTTGCCACCCATCAGCGGACCAGCATTGACAGCATGGTCACAGGATTTGCCTCGGAAAACCCGAGGTTCACAGAATTGCAGCCGGTCATCGCGGAGATGATCCAGACCGGGTTTGCAAAGGGCGACACACCGGAAGCGCGTCTGAAAGACGCCTATGAGAAGGCGGACCGGCTCAACCCCGCGCCGAAAGCTCCGGACGTTCCCACCCCCGCCAAGAGTGCTCAGACCACCATTGGCAACCTTTCCGTAACCGGCGCGCCCGGTGCAGGCTCAAACCCTGCCACCCGCAAGCCGGCCGCTTCGACCCGCGATGCATTGGACCGTGCGTTCGATGTGGCGGGTCTCTGACATCCACACAAATCAGGGAGTCCACTAGATGGCACTCGTATCAGACGAAAGGCTCCAGGAAGCCTTTTCCCTGGCGCTTGAGGATCGGTCAAAGGGGTATGCAGACCTCGTATCGAACTCGAACGCCATCCTGTACACCATGCGTCAGCGCAACCAGTTCAAGCCCTTTGCCGGGCCGAGCATCCGTGAGCGCCTGCTGTACAATGAATCGGGGACTTACACCCGCTATAGCGGGTATCAGTACCTCAACCCTGCGCCGGCCGAGCTGTTCAACGACGCCGAGTTCACCGCAAAGCTGGCCGCCGTTTCGGTCACGCTCTCGGGTGAGGACATCCTCAAGAACTCCGGCAAGAACCAGCTCAAGGACATCATGGAGGAGCATATCTCCGCAGCCGAGACCGAACTGGTCGACCGGTTTGTCGAAGATCTGCACTCCGATGGTACGGCGTCCAACCAGATTGGCGGGCTCCAGCTGGCCATTCCGACGACGGTAAACTCCGGCATTTATGGCGGCATTGACCGCTCTGCAAATGCCGTGTGGCAGACGTCGAGCTATGATGCCCATTCTGCGTTCAGCGGCATCACGCAGGTCACGTCCTCGACCGTGAAGACCATCTTCGACAACATCATGATCGAACGGTCTCGCGGCAACAAGGGGCCGAACCTGATCTGTGCGTCGCAGCAGCACTACATTGCCTATACCGGCGCCCTCGACTCGATCCAGCGGATCAATGACGAGAACGGCATGGGCAAGCTGGGCTTCACGTCGCTCAAATACTATGGCGGCGGCAAGTCTGTGGACGTTGTGCTTGAGGGCGGGATCGGATCGGCCATGCCGGACAATGTGTCCTACTTCATCGACACGTCCGCGCTCCGGTTCCGGTATCACCCGGATCGCAATTTCGTGAAGTTTGGCGGGAAGCAACGCCCGATCAACCAGGATGCAATGGTCCAGCACATCGGTTTCTACGGAAACCTGACGCTGAACAACCCGCTGCACATGGCCAAACTCTATGACTCCAACACTGGCTCATAAGGAGATTTGATCATGGCTGATTGGACCCCTGCCGATAACATCCTTATCGGACAGAACATCGATGAGACGTCGACCACGCAAAAGCACGTGCTGGGCGACATCGTGAAAATGAAGCACGCGACCTATGGGGTGGGTGAGTTCATCTATCTCAAGGGGCTCGACACAACGGCGGTCGGCTCGGTTGTCACCTACAATTCCGACGACTATTCGACCACGCTGGCGGTTGCCAATGCGGTTGGGCCGGTGGCGACTTCCATGTCCGCCAATGTGACCGACTCCTACGGGTGGTATCAGGTCGGCGGCAAGGGCGTGGCCAAGGTGCTCGCCAGCTTCGCTGACAATGCGGACTGCTACCTGACGGCCACGGCTGGCTCCATTGATGATGCAGACGTCGCCGGGGATTACATCCGCGGCATGAAAGGCGCCTCTGCCATCGACACGCCGTCCACAGGGCTCGCGGAAGTCGAATTGTGGCGGCCCCAGGTCGCTGACGGCAAGGATAACTAGCCGCACTGACCGGGGCGGGACTGATCTCGCCCCGGTTCCCCTTTCACATTCCCTCAGACGGAGACCTCAATGTCAGACGACCATCGCCCTCATTTGCACGTCACCTTCTTCTCGAAAGAGCAGGAAGACCCCGCCGCCATGACCGCCGCTCAGGAAGCCGGAGCATGGGACGGTATCCCGATCTTCAAGGACGTCGAGTTCGTCCGGATCAAGATCGTGGGAGACCCGAAGACCGAACTGGTCGCCCCGGCCAATGACCCGACGACCGATCCGGAAACCCGCCAGCGCATGACCTACAAGGAGCGGTTCCCGCGCCATTACGAAGCGTTCAAGGCCGGTCAGGAGACGATTGACGGCACACCGCTGGCTGAATTGCCGGGCATCACGGCCTCCCGCATCGCCAATTTCAAGGCCCGCAATGTCCACTCCATCGAATCTCTCGCCATGCTGGATGGTGAAGCCCTGAAAGGGCTCGGCATGGGCGCCCGTGAAATGAAGAACCAGGCTCAGGCATGGCTCGACAATGCCCGCTCCGGCGCACCCGGACAGGCGGCAAAGGAGAACGCCGACCTGAAGGCCCAGCTTGAAGAGATGAAGGCAAAGCTGGACGCCCTGTCGACCGGCAAGCCGGATGCTCCCGCCAAGGAGGAAGACACCGTTCAGGGCGGCGAGTTCGACGGCTTCGACCGGGCCATGCTGCGACAATACCTGAAGGAGAATGACCAGCCCCCGAAAGGCAATCCGTCCCTCCAGACCCTTCTGGGCATGGCTCAGGAAGTCTCGGACGCCAAGGGCCGGGTTGACGCATGACCGTCCTGTCCGTCACGCGCGAGGCCTGCACGCAGGGCATCGCCCTTGAGCAGCCCACCTTGCTGATCGGCTCCACCACGCGCGAAGTGGTGGAGCTGGCCGGGCTCGTGCAGGATGTGGCGGACATGATCGCCCGGAGTTTCGAGTGGCAGAAGCTGAATGCGATTGCGACGATCACGGGAGATGGCGCGACCGAGGATTTTGACCTGCCGGCGGACTATGACCGGATGCTGAAGAAGTCACAGCTCTGGTCCTCGTCTCTGGAGACCCCGCTGAGCCCGATCAGTGGCCGGGACAAATGGCTGGGTCTGGACGTTCAGAGCTTCGATTTCGTCATCAATGCGTGGATCATCTATGGCGGTCAGGTCCATGTAAAGCCTGCGCTCGCCACCGGAGTGACCGCGAAATACTGGTATCAGTCGAACAAGAAGGTGGTTGCGACCGACGGCACGACCACCAAGGCAAGCTTCACGGCGGATTCGGACGTGTTCCGCCTCGATGAGCAATTGCTGAAATACGGCCTGATCTGGCGCTGGCGGTCCATGAAGGGCCTGCCTTATGCCGAAGACCTTGCGACCTATGGCCGGCGGCTTGAGCAACTGGCCTCCGACGACAAGGGCAGCCGCATGATCCGGATCGGGCGAAGCCGCTTCTCGCAGGACCTGACAGTCGCCTATCCGCAGAGCATCACCGGATGAGGGTTGCCCTGCAGCCGAAATCAAGAGGCGCAATGGACCCCCGGCCCCGGCGGGCACGGGCCAAGACATTTGCGGCGCCTGTCCGGGGCCTTGTCACCAATCAGAATTTGTCAGTCGGGCTCGATCAGGCGGCGCTGGTTCTCGACAACTGGTTCCCGACACAGACAGGTATTCGCCTGCGGGGCGGCACCTTGAGGCATGCCACGATTGGCACGGACCCGGTCCTGTCGATGTGGAATTATGTCTCCGGCAATGTCGACAAGCTGTTTGCGTCTGATGCGGGCAACATCTTCGATGTGACGGCCCCGGCAGACCCCGAAGTGGCGCCCACGGCGGATGTGACCGGCCTGAGCGGCGGAGACTGGACCTTCGTGCAGTTCGAGACGGCAGGAGGGGATTATCTTGTCGGCGTCAACGGAATGGACACGCCCCGGCAATATGACGGATCAAGCTGGGCTTCATCCACCATGTCGGCCTCCGGGCTCACGACCTCCAATCTCAGCCATGTCTGGACGTTCAAGGAGCGCCTCTACTTTGTCGAGGACGGCACCATGTCGTTCTGGTATCTGAGCACCGGCGCGATCACCGGAACGCCGGTGGAGTTCTCCCTGGCGGGCGTCTTCAACAAGGGCGGCTCGCTGATGTTTGGCGGCACATGGTCGCTTGATGCCGGGGACGGCGTGGATGATCTCTGCGTCCTTGTCAGCACGCTCGGCGAAGTTGCGGTCTATCAGGGCACCGATCCCTCGAATGCCAGCACATGGTCGCTTGTGGGCCGCTATGACATTGCCCCGCCACTGGGCAAGCGCGCTGTGGAAAAGGCGGGGGGGGACCTGCTGATTGCCACGGAAGAGGGGATCATCCCGATTTCGATGGCGGTCTCGAAGGACCCGGCGGCGCTGTCCCTGTCGGCTGTGACACGTACCATCGAACCGGACTGGCTGGACGAGGTGCGCGACCGGCGCACCCTGCCGTGGACCCTCAAGAAATGGCCCCGGCAGAACATGCTTGTCGTGGGCATGCCGTCTCCCGGCCCCGGCATCGAGTCGCGAACCTTCGTTGCCAACCTGGAGACCGGGGGATGGTGCCGGTTCACCGGCGCGACATGGGATGTGCGCAGCCAGACCGTTCTGGAAGGGGTGCATTATGTCGGCGGGGCCGATGGCGTGATCTACCAGACCGAAAGCACAGGCTCCGACAATGGCTCCAACTATACGAGCGTCTGCGTTCCGCATTTCTCTCATCTCGGCGTGCGCGGCCCCATCAAGTCGGTCAATCTTGTGCGCCCGACCTATCGCGGCGCAAAGGCGTTCATCGACAAGGTGTCCATGTCGGTGAACTACACAATCAGCCTTCCTCCTGCGCCGTCCTCCGTTGCGGATTCCAGCGATGATGAATGGGATAGCGGGCTTTGGGATGAAGCGGTTTGGGACGCAACAGGCTCAACAGTCATCCGCAGTCAGTGGCGCGCGGTTGCAACGGCCGGGTTCGTGGTCGCCCCACAGGTCCAGATCACCAGCGGTGTGACGCCCAAGCCGGATGCGGAACTGATGAGCATCGACGTGATGTATGAGATTGGCGAGGTGGTGGTGTGAAACTGCTCTATGGCCATTCGGCGGAGGTCGAACGGTTCGTGGCCCAGCAGGTGCCGCGCTGCGCTGAAGGGTTCGGCCCCTGTCAGGCGATCGGGGTCATCACCGGCGATGGCCAGCTGGTAGCGGGCTGGGTCTGGCACAATTGGGACCGGCCTGCCGGAATTATCGAGTTCAGCGGGGCCGCGATTACCCCCCGCTGGATGACCCGTCACATCCTGCACGAACTGTTCGCATATGCGTTCGAGATCGCTGGCTGCCAGATGATCGTCACCCGCAACAGCATCCACAACACCCGCCTTCACAGGCAACTCAAAGTGTTCGGGTTCGACCGTTTCGACATTCCCCGCCTGTTTGGCCGGGATGAAGACGCGGTGGTCTGGACCCTGACCGAAGAGCAATGGCGGTCGGGGAAATTCTACACGAAAGAGGCAAAGCATGTCGAAACCAAAAGCGCCGAAGCCGCCTGATCCCCAAGCCACAGCGGCGGCGCAGACCGGGACCAATGTGTCCACGGCCATTGCAAACTCGCAAATGGGCATGGTCAACCAGCAAGGTCCTGACGGCTCCCTGACCTACAGCCAGAGCGGGAGCCATAGCTGGCGTGATCCCTCGACCGGGCAATATTACACGGTGCCGCAATACACCGCGACGACGACGCTGTCCCCGGAAGCGCAGGCAATCCGCGACCAGACCAACCAGGCCGACCTCAACCTTGCCACGCTGGCTTCGAACCAGTCCGGCCGGGCGGATGACTTGCTGTCCTCCCCGATGAGCCTGAACGGCTTGCCGGCAGCGGCGGATCGCAGCGGCATGGCCCCGGTCAATTACAGCGCCGGGCCGAATGCCCCGCAATATTCCACACAAGGCACGGCCATGCCGCAGGTCACGGACCTTGCGACCGGCTATGAAAATGATTTCGGCGCCCAGAAGGATGAAGTCCAGAAAGCCCTGATGGGCCAGATCAATGAGCAGCGCGACCGGGACATGGAGGGCCTGCGCACGCAATTGGCCAACCAGGGCGTCGGGATCGGCACGGAAGCCTATTCCCGCGCCGTGGACGATTTCAACCGCTCGAATGACAATGCCCGGACACAGGCGCTTCTCGCTGCCGGTCAGGAACAGTCCCGGCTGGTCAATCTGGCACGGGATGAGGCGACGTTCGGCAACACCGCCACGAACCAGAACAACCAGAACCAGATGGCGCTCTACAGCCTTGGCGAAGACCAGCGCCGTTATGGCGATGCCATGAAGGGTCAGAGCTTTTCGGACCAGATGGCACTCACGGGCCGGGAGGACGCCAACCAGAACGCCAATTTCAACCAGCAGCAGGTCATCGCGGAGGGGCAGGACAATTCGCGTTCACGGGCAATGCAGGAGCAATTTGCGCTGCGCAACCAGCCCATCAACGAGATCACGGCGCTGCTGTCGGGTTCGCAGGTCTCCACGCCGCAATTCTCCATGACCCAGCCCTCGCAGATCCCGACCACGGATTATGCCGGGCTGATGCAGCAGGGATATGCGAACGACATTGCGAACTACCAGAACAAGATGGCGCCGTGGAATCAGGCCGTCGGAGGCCTGTTCAATCTCGGCTCGGCCGCACTGATCGGAGGCTGATATGGCAACATCTCCTTACACCGGGTATCAGGGCTATGGCGGGATAACGGATGCCCTGCTCGGCAAGAAAAAGAAGGGCCCGGCAGAAGCCTATGCGCAAGGCATGGGCCTGTCCCCGGACCTTGCCGCGCTGCAGGGCAATGTGGCCAGTACCCGCGAAATTGCAGACCTGCTGACCGACCGGGCGATGAACCGGGAGAGCACGAATCTCGTCTCCGGAGCTGCGCAGCTTGGCGAAGCCCTGCTGGCCCGGCGCGCGCGCAAGAAGGCAGACACGGCTGAGGCCGACTATGCAGGGCAGGCCGACGCCGGACGTCAGGCCATGATCGACGCCCTGCTTGGCGCGGGTCAATATACGCCCCAGCAGGAAGCGCTCGTCCGCATGGGTGCACCGGGCGCGCAGGAAGCGATCACAGATCAGGCGTTTGCGGTTCCGGAGACGCCTGAATATTACGCGCCTGTGCCGACCGACAGTGGCTTCGCCCAGTTCAGCAAGGACGGCAGCGACCCGCGCCAGTTCGAGGGGATGGCGCCTGCGCAGGATCCAACCAAGTATTCGTTTGAGCAGATCGGGGAAGAAATCTACGCTATCGATCCAACCAATCCAGAAAACAGGATGCTGGTCGGGGCGGCTCCCAAGAAGACCCCGCTGGCCACGACAACGATCAACATGCCGGACGACAAGCGGGAGAGCTCCTTTGCGGTTGAGGTGGGTAAGAACGCCGCGAACAATCTGAACACCATTCTGGAAGAGGGGAAGGTCGCCAACAATTCCATCGCCAAGGCTGACATGATGGAATCCCTGCTGGACGAAATCGACTACACAGGCTTTGGCGGCAATACGCTTCTGGCGTCCCAGCGCGTCCTGAAGGCGCTCGGCATCGAGACAGGTGATGACATTGGCGCGAAAGAGGCCGTGTCAGCCCTGACGAAGGAGATGGGCCTTGCGCTCAAGCAGGACCTGCCCGGCCCAATGTCCAACGCCGACCGTGAGTTCCTCATGAGCATTCCGCCGGGCATCAATGTCACGGACGCAGGCAATGATGCCTTGCTGTTCATGTACCGGGCTCGCAACCAGTATGCCTCCGAACTCTCCAACTACATGTATGAGGTGAACCCGCGCAGCGAGCAGGAATACAATGACGCTGTTCGGAAGTTCAACATGGAATATGGCGCGATCTTCTCGGACGAGGACAAGCGCGACCTTATGGCTGCTCTGACGGGAACGTCTCCGTAAGGAAGCCCTCGATTGTCTCAATCCGGTAGTCTTGGCGCTCAATCGTTCGCCACATCACAATGCAAGCGATAATCGCTGCTATTGAAAACAACCCCGCGAAGGCTGGAAACAGCAGGCGCTGATCTACGCGCCGTTCGATCTCTTCTGCCCATTCGTGCGGATTATCGATGCGCTCCCGCATCCGCTTCAAACGCTGCTTTTCGACCAATCCCATGAGGCCCCCTATGGCTGAACCGCAATCCAACTTTGCCCAGTATCGTGAAGAACGCCGGTCTCGTCGTCAAGGTTCTGATCAGGAATCTGAAACGGTGCAAGAGGGCGGCTTTGCTCAATACAAGGCTGAGCGGGAAGCCAAACGCAACGCCAAGCGCACAAAGACGATGACGCGCGGCGAGGTCATCCCCCTGATGGCCCGTGAGGGTCTGGAATGGGGAACCTCCGACGAAAGCGAAGGCGCCCGGCGCACGATGGGTCTGCCGAAATGGGCCGACAAGGCGATCAATGCGACCCCTATGGGCACGTTCGCCAATATCGGCATGGGTCTTGGCGCGATAGGCGCTGAAGCTGCCGGCGCGAACATGCCGGACACCTACACCGAGACCCGCGATGCCAAGCGGGCGGACATCAACCAGGCGCGTGAAGAATACCCCGTCACATCAATGGCATCGGAGATCGCAGGCGGCGTAGCCTATCCCGGCGGGGCCATGAAAGGCGGCGCGCCTCTGGTCAAGCAGGTTCCGCGCATGGCAGCGCTCGGCGGCGCACAGGGTGGCATTTACGGCTTCAATGCCGCTGAAGGCGATCTGGGCGACCGGACGGATGCCGCGAAGACCGGGGCGGCATTTGGTGCAGCACTCGGCGGGGCGCTTCCCATCGGTGTTGCTGGCGCGCGTGTTCCGGCCCGATCCATCAAGAATACCGGCGCAAGCATCTATGACGGCCTTCTCGGCCTGTTCGGCAAGGAGGGCGGGGCAAGAGCTTCCGCTGCCGAGCAAACCGCCCTTGCGGCCGTCAAGCGGTCAATGGAACGCTCGCAGATGACGCCGCAGCAGATTCTGGATGCCGTGCGGGAATATGAAGGCAAGCCTGCTGTGCTGGCGGAAGTGATCGGGCAGGATGCGGTGAACGCCCTGACCTCCCTGACCCGGCGCCCCGGCTCCACCCCGCAAAAGGCACAGGCCATCATCGAAGAGCGCTATGGCGGCTTTGTGGACCGAGCTCAGGATGATCTTGAGCGCGCCACCGGCGTAAGGCGTGGGCAGGCATCTGAACAGTTCAGCCAACTTGTGGAAGATCAGCAGAAGGTTGCGCGGCCTCTTTATAATCAATTGAGCCGGGACTTTGCAGACATAAACAGCGACCGTCTGGATGACCTGAGCAAGACTTCTGCCATCAAGCCCCTTGTGTCCGCGAAAAAACCGAAAGACCTGCCGCCGGGCGCCTCTACGGACCTGCCCGATGATATGAGTCCGGAACTAGAGGCGTGGGCGCAATCCTTGCTTGCCCCGCCCCCTGACAGTGGTTTGAAGCCCCTGTCCGGCGCAGCAGTACAGGAGGCGCGTGACCTTGCGATTGCACAGGGGCGCGATCCCAAGAGCGTCTCGCGTATGGATGTCTATGACCTCGTCAAGCGTAAGCTGGATGACAAGATTCGGGCGGCGCAGAAGAATGAAAATCACACAGACCTGAATCGGTATTCGCAAATACGGGAGGCGCTGGTTGATGAGCTGGACGCGCTTACTGGCAGTCAATACAAGGCAGCTAGAGATGCCGGAATGGGGCCGAGGCTGCGGACGGCCCAGTCTCAGGGTGGTCGCGTCCTGAACTCGAATATTCGCGGGGCAGATGTGGCGCAAACGGCGGCGTCTTCCCCTCAGGAAGCGAGGGCCTTGAAATTAGGGGCCGTGGACGCGCTTTCTGCAAAAATCGACAACAACACCACGCCAAACAGGCTTGCCCGCGTCCCGGCCAACCAGGAGAAACTGACGGCGGCCCTTGGAGAGGATGGCGGCGGCCAGTTCCTGCAAAAGATGGAAGCCGAGGCCAAACTGCGAGATACGGGTTCCCGCTGGGCACCCCGCATGAACTCCGTCACGGGCACGGTTGCCGAGAGCGGCCCGTCTGCCGTGATGGATGATGCGATCATGATGGGCGCAGCGGCGGCTCGTGGTGACAAGGTGAGCCTGATTACGAATGCGGTCCGGTTCATGCGGCGCCGGGGTTTCAACCAGCGCGAAATCGACGCGATGGGCGACTTGCTCCTGTCCAATCCCGCAGAGGGCCTGAGGCGGCTTGGTGTGCAATTGCCAAATGGCGGGGGAGGGGGCGCCCCTGCCAATGTCTTTGCCCAGCAAGGGCAGATGCAGCAAGCCCCCGCACAGGCAGATAATGTCTTCGCTCCGGTGAAAGCCTCCGGCCTTGCTGGCTTGCGCTCGGATGCTGGCAGCGCCGCTGTGGGTGGAGCGGTCGGTGGAGCCATGCCTGCCGACAGCACCGAGGAGCGCTTGCGTAATATCGGGATTGGTGCAGGCGGCGTATTGGCTGCCAAGAAGGGGGGGCGCGCATACAGACGCGAATTGAATAAGTCGGTTTCACGTTCCGTCCGGACAGCGGCACCCCGGCCCGCCAGGGGGAATCGAGGGCCGATCACCAATAGTGCCTATGAGCGCGCATATGAGCAGGCCGTGGCGCAAACGGGAATCAGAAAGGCCGATGATCCACAGAACCATGCCGTTGCAATTGATTTGCTGACAAACGCTGGCTTTTCGCGGGAATACGCGGACGACATCGTGGCTGAGAGTATGCGCGCGCTAGATCGGGCCGCTCTGAAGCAGGGCGGTGGGCTTCGTGTCGTCGGTGGCGATGAAACGACAACCTCAGGAATGGGTCTTCCCAGCTTTGGAGGGGCAGCAGGCTTGCGCGCGGATGCGGGCAACGCGGCAATGGGCGGCGCAGTCGGCGGCATGGCCCCGGCAGACAATATGGAAGACCGCGTCCGGAACATCGCCATCGGGGCGGGCGTCGGCGCTACGGGCGGCCGTCTCGACCGGATGCTGCCGAAGATGGGTCAAGCCGCCCCGAAAACGGTCAAGGAAGCCGTTGAGCTGGAGATTCCCGGCTCCGCAGGCTGGGAGGCTGCACGGGCCAAAGGTCTCGACATGTCCCAATCCGGCAGGATGCAGCGCGCACAGGAGATGGGGTTCGATACAAGGAAGCCGCTCTATCATGGCACAGGTGAGGATTTTCAAGCCTTTGATCTGGGGGCCGAAGCGCGCTGGGGCATCCCGACTGAAGGGAAGGGCATATTCATGACTGACCGGCCCTCTGTCGCCACTGAGTATGCGCAGGACGGCGCGAACCAGAATGTTATGAAGCTGTTCGCCAGTATCGAACGCCCAATGATTGTCAACAAAGCCGGAATGCAGGTCGATGATGTCGATACGGCAGCGCTGATCGAGCGCGCAAAAGCCGAAGGATATGACAGCCTCATTCTCAGGAACGCCCGCGACGGGGTGGACGCTGTGACTGAGGCCTCAGATGTGACGGTCGTCTTCGATCCCGCCAAAATCCGCTCAGTCAACGCAGCCTTTGATCCGGATATGGCCGCAAGTCCGGTGATGACCGCCGGCATTGGGGGCGGCAAGCTTCCCAAAATCCGCAAGGACGTCCCCAAGGGCACCCCCAGTCAGGCGGGCCCGTCCCGCATGGGCAACACCATCCAGCAGGGCCTTGACCAGTCTTCCGGCATGGGGGCAGCCCGCGCGGTCGGTGATCCGCAACTGGTCCGCCAGCAAGCCTTCCAGCAGGCCCAGAAGATGTACACCGAAGGCAATGCCAAGCCTGCCCAGATTCACCAGCAGACCGGCTATGTCCCGCTTGAGTACCAGGGCCAGCAAATCCTCGTCTACGCACCGGACAAGACACCGGACGAAGTGATGATCGGGTTCTATTCCGCGATTGCCAATCCGGCGCAGGCAAGCCCGGCGCAACTCCGTTTGCTGGAGACGGCGGGCGTGTTGCCGAAGACCTTGCAGCTCGGTGGTGCGGATGCACCGGTTGTGGGCCGCCGATCTGCCCCGGCTGGAAAGGCCGACCCCTTGCTCGAAGCCATCAAGAAGAGGAGCAAATAGTGTCCAGAAACGGTTCAGGCGTTTACAGCCTTCCCGCCGGCACGGCTGCCGTTAGCGGCGAAACGATCAGCTCGACCAAGTTCAACACGCTGACGGGGGATCTGGAGGCAGATGCCAACGAAGCCCGGCCCATTGTTGCAGGCGGAACAGGCTCGGCAACCGCTTCCGGCGCCCGCAGCAATCTTGGCTTCGGCCCGTTTGAGCCCCTGCTGACGGACCCGGACGCCGATGGAATTGCGTTCTGGGATGACAGCGCGGAGACGTTCGATTACCTCACGCTCGGCACCGGCCTCAGCATTACCGACACAACGCTCAGCCTTGATGGAGACCTTGCCACACTGGCGGGCCTGACGGTCGCAACGGATAATTTCATTGCAGGCAATGCCGCAGGCGATGCGTGGGAGGTGAAAACCCCGGCGCAGGCCCGCACCTCGCTTGGGCTTGGCGCACTGGCCCTGCTGGGCAGCGTGAACAACAGCAACTGGTCGGGCACCGATCTGGCGATTGCCAATGGCGGCACGGGCGCGTCGACGGCAGGGGATGCCCTGACCAATCTCGGCGCGCTTCCAGCGTCCAGCTACACGGCAGCAGATGTGCGCAGCAAGCTGCAATCGGTGGACGGGGCAGGCTCCAACATCGATGCGGACCAGTTGGACGGTGTGGAAGGCAGCGGATATGCGCGCGTGACCGGCGCAACCTTCACGGTGACTAGCAATGCTGACCCGGTAAATTCCGGAACGGATCGACCTGGCACACCCTTGCGGGTGGCGGCTGGCGATACAACGCTTGTCGCTGATTTCGGCCTTCAAAACACAGGAAGTGGTGTCGGGGCATGGATTCAAGTCAGTACGGGCAATGACCTCTCTGTAAATTATGCCCTGTCCCTCAATCCGAATGGGGGAATTGTCCGGGCCAATGGAGCGGCGGTGGCTCGTGTCAATTCCGGCCTGACCGCCAATTCCGGCCTGATCAGCTGGGGCACATCCGCGCCCGCCACCCTGCAAGAGGGTGAACTCTATCTGAGGTATGCGTGATGGCGGCGCCTGAAATCATCATCGGCACGTCTGGCGGGAACACGACGCTCACGGAAGTCTATGTCGGCACGTCAGGCGGCAACAAGCTTGTGACCGAAGTATGGGTAGGCACCGCCAGCGGAAACAAGCAGGTGTATGCCAGTGGCACCCCGGCGGACTTGACGCCCAATGCGGTAGACTGGGCGAATATAAGCTCAGGCAGTTCCCCGGCCGCGAATGCGAACCAGACCATCAACGGGTGCAACCAGCCGATTACGATTAGCGCCGTCAATAGTGGAACGAGCCTGTTGTCCTATAGTCTGGATAGCGGCTCCTACACCTCATATACCGGGCCGTTTTCGGTGGACGCGGTAACAGGACAGACGCTCAATTGGCAGATCGCGGCAGCCGGGGTGGGTGAAGAAACGGGCGGGATCACAGTCATCAATGATTCTGACAGCGGAGTGACGCTGGACACATTCACATACAGCGTTGTCGGAGAACTCTAGCGGTGCCCAAGGACAATGAAAAAGGCAAAAAAGAGCCCAGCCTTGGCGCGCTTGCATTGGGCGCATTCAACCGGTTCGGGCTTGAGGGAAACTACCCGGAATTACGTGTAGTGCCGCCATCGCACAGCATGATCGGCAACAGCAAGCGGATTGCCCGCGCCGTCATGTTCGAGAGTGGGCCAGAGGCGGTCTATGTGAACAAGCGCTTTCTCAAAACCGACCCTGAAAGAATGAGCGAATACCTTCAGCATGAAGCCAGCCACGTCGCGGCATGGCGCAAGCACGGTCCGGGGATCAGGGAGCATGGCCGAGAGTGGAAAGACTTGTGTCAGGCCCTCGCCTCCAATCGCCGTGTTTGCAAACCGGAGCGGAACGAATGACCATCCCAAACCATGTCCTTGCCACCCGCAAACGCCTTGCCGGGATGGAAATCGAGTGCGGCGAAACCGCTGACAGGCTCCTGAAGGCCGCTGAAGCCGTCAAAGGCTCGGAAGCCATCGGATATGAGACTATGGGCAGGGCCTTCCAGCAAATGTCCAAGGTGATCCGTAACTACATGGCCGCCGTCGACCGGGAAATCGAAGACCGCGATCCGGGCGCTGTGCAGGCATTCTACGCCGCGCTCGTGAAGCTGGAAAAGACCCGCGCCGAGATGCAGGCGCGGCCTGCGGAGCCAGAGGCAAAGCCAGAGCCTGAAATCCCGGAAGCAGTCAAGACGGCCTTCAGGGAAGCGGGTGTCGATTGGCGCGGGAGCCGCGAGGCGGTGAGTGAGAAGCTAATTGCCAGGTATCGAGACTACAAAGGCGCGGCCGAGTATGCGCGGACCAATGGCACGTATGACGGGCGGGGCGTCATCTACTGGGAGAAGAAGGCGGAGGGCATTGACGATGCCATCGCATGGAACCGGGCGCGAAAAGTTGAAGCAGTTTAATGGGGAAGGGGGCGCAGATGTCTGACGATTTCCAACGAGTGGACGTCATTCTAGATGGCGAAGAGGCGCGCATCAGCATGTCCAGATCCGACCTTTCCAGAGCGCTTCAGCCCTCATGGCTGAAGGATATTGATGAGGGCTGGAACCTCATGAAGACGCAGCTTCCGGGCATCGTGAAGCAGGCCATCGAAGAACACGAGACCGAAAAAGAAGCCGCCCTCAAGAAACTGAGGGAAGAGGCGGGCATCGGCAAGAACCCGATCCGTGATTTCATCGTGCGTAACTGGGGCTGGATAGTTGCGCTCTTGTTCCTGGTTGGAATTTTGCGCCCGGACATGGCCCTGGATTTCATTCGGACGCTCGCAAGACTTTAGCCAAGGGGGCTATCTAGTGACAGATAATACTGAAGAAGAACTCGACTTTCTCGGTCGGGCGCAAATCGCTGCCCGCTGGTGCCGGGACGAGGCCGGGGCGTTTATCTCCACGTTCTGGCTGATTATCGCCCTGTATGCGCTGGGTGGATGGCTGGTGTATTCCTTCCTGCAACTGGATGCACAGTTCAGCCGGCCGCTTGCTGGCGACGCCATGCCGCCGGAAGTGACCCAGCACATATCATGGGCCAACCGCATCTTCTCGATCATCGTCGGCATGGCGATCATCTGGTGCCACATGCACGGGATGAAGAAGTTCCGCAATGTCATGTCGACGCTGGGGTTCGTGGCCGCCTTGCTACTCCTGCTGCACGCCTATGGCATCGCAGCCAAGGTGATGAAGACGCAATATTCTGCGGCGGCGGCAATCGAATTGGTGAATCAGGAGGAGAACGCCAGTTCAGACGCCGTGATCGCGGCGCTGGAAAAGCAGAAGGAGGGCATCCGGGCTGACCGTGACGGGCAGGTGGAGCGCCTTCAGGCATCGATCGACAAGATTACCGGCGACGGGGTGGACAATGATGACGAGGCCGATCCCTACCGCATCGACCAGACAGCCGCAGAAACGGCGGCGCAGACCAAGCTGGACAAGATTGATGCGCAGATTGTTGAAATCCTGACAGACACCGGCACGAAGAACGTGGGTGCCACGCAGGATACTGCAATGGTGGATGCCTTCAATCCACTGTTCACGCTGATGGCCCGCGTTGCGACATGGACATGGAACCCGGACAAGGACCCGTCCACGACTGCCGAGTACGTCTCGGGTATCGTGTTCTTCACCATGTTCTTCGGGCTCGGCGAACTGCTCATGATGACGCTGTTCACGGTGGCCTATGCAATGCTTCTGGTTGCGCGGGAGAACTCACGAAAGAACGGCAAGGCGCAGGTCATCCGCCTGCACAAGGGTCAGACCGCAATGGTCTTCGACAGCGACGAAGAACGGGACGAGTTCGAGCGCGCAAAGGAAGTCCACGACAACATCAAGGCCGGAGCAAAGAAGGGCGCGCGCACGAAGCGGGTCGGCAACAAGATCGAACAGGGCCGGGAATACGCCGCAGACCGGATTTCCGAAATGATGACGCTGAAGCAGCAGGGGCACTCAACCGTCGAGATTGCGGAAAAGTACGGCCTCACGCTCGCCTCCCTGAAGGCTTCGTACATGCAGTACATGACGCAGGAGGAAATCGACTTCCTGTTTCCAACCGCCGTGGTTCCGGTTCAGCCGGGGCCGAAAATGGCCAATGGGCGCGACACGCCAGAAGGGGACGATACCGATGAGCAAGACATTGATCCTGAGCAGCCGCCTGCGCACTGAGGAGAGCCGCCATGCACATGCAGCCTAGTCTCGACGCCTATACGATCGTGGAAGCCTCAGAGGGCCGCCACAGGGCCGCTTACAGGGATGGAGGCAATCATCTGACCGCAGGCGTCGGCCACACAGGCCCGGACGTCATCGAGGGGAAGATCTACAGCGAAGCCGAAATCAATGCATGGTTCCACGCTGACATGGAGAACGCGGCCGACATTGTGCGCAAGTACATCACTGCGCCGGTCAGCCAGGGCATGTTTGACGCGCTGGTCAGCTTTGCCTTCAATTTCGGGGAAGCGAAGTTCCGCTCCTATACCCTGAAAGACCTCATCAACCGGGGGGCCCATCCGACCGTCATTGCGGCGAAGTGGATGGAATACGTCTACACGATCAATGATGAGGATGGCGACGGCGATCAGGACGCCATCATTGACCGGGGCTTGCCGATCCGCCGCTTGCGGGAAGTCCTCATGTCGCGGGATTTCAGCTGGCAGGTGGTCGAAGGTGCCGCCAATGGCGGGAACATCCATCTGAGCGAACGCAATGAGCCGTGGCGCAATGGCGGGTTCAAGGAAGTCCTGACCAATGCGCGCGAGTTGATGAACGACACGCTGGACCGGGCGCGCAGCCTTGCGGCCCTGTTTGATGAGCCGGACGATTCCGAAATCCTCGCAAAGGCGGACATTCCCGCGCCAGCGCCTGCACCCAATCCAAAACCAGAGCCTGTGGGGGACAAACCGATGGCCGCTCCTATTCAAGACCCGACGCCCGACACGCCGGTCACGACCGAAGATCTGAACTATATCCAGTACATCAAGCTCGGCGGCAAAAAGCCGTTTCGAGAGTTCTCGCTGCCACCGGAGAAGCTGAAGCAGGTCAAGCCGCACTATGACCCGAAAACGCCTGAAGAGGCTGGATCGGTCGATATGTCAAAAACCACGCGGTTCAAAGGTGAACACAAACGCCAGTCCGGCGTTGACATGCAGAAGGCGGGGACGGCTGCCACAGCGGCCGCTACGGCGCTCACAGCGGCTAACAAGGCAGCAGAGCAGACGGACTCCCTGACCAATACAATCTTTGGCAGCCAGGTGATGATCTGGATTGTTCTCGGCCTGCTCGGCTTTGCGGGCATCTACTTCATCGCAGGCTCAGTCCTCCGCTGGTATGGCGCAAACCAGAAGTTCAAAGGCGAGGCGCAAGCGTCTCAATACATGCACTGATGCCAGCCGGGTTCGCCCTCTGGAATTGGTTCGCCAATAACAAGTATGCCCAGATCGGTGCGGCTATTGTTGGCGCACTTCTTCTGATGCGCTGGAAGGAAGAAGTGGACGAAGCGCGCGGGGCTCGCCGGGCCAAGGAGCGCGCAGAGAAGGCCACCCGCAAGGCCGCAGACAAGACCCTCAAGAAAATGGAGCAAGACAATGAAGACACGATTGAAAGCGCCCGTGAGGCTCGCAGCAATGTCCCTGATGATGTGCGGAGTGACAGCCTGCGCGACGACTACGCCTCCATCCTCTTCGGTGACGACTGAGGCAATGGAACAGGCGGTTCGGCTGAAAGCCAAGGCCCTGTGTGAAGCGACCCGTCCCGGAGAAATCAGCCGGGTTGCATTCGATGGATCGCCACTGGAAGCACGGATGAAGATGGCAGGGGATGTGGCTGCATGGGCGGAGGTGTGTGGTTAGGCGGTCTTGATCACTATCATGGGGCTCGGATGCTCCATTGCGAATGCGTCACCCAAAGTCGCAGCTAACTGATCGAGAGTCTTCTGCGGCGCAAGGAGAGATTCCGATAGTCTGTTGTATATCTCCCGCTGATCGCGCTGCGCCGCTTCGACCATCTTTTCTCGAATGCCCGCGATCCGAACCTGCTGTTCGCGCATCATTTCGTAGACCTGCTTATAGGTCGGCTGCTCAATGAAGTCGCGCCATTCCTGATCGCGAAGCTTCTGAGTTGCATCCATGTCGATGTCCATTTCCGTCCCTCCAAATCCTTGCTAAATCTACCAAAATCGAGGAATCGTGACAACCCTGATCCCCTACGAGCAGCCTAATTTCCGCTACGCAAAGCGCGTCAAGCGGATCAAGGCAAAACGGCCCAAGGCGCGCTATCCGAGAGAGACGCTGTTCGACCGGGTACTGGATCGGCCGGCAAGCTTGCTGTACCTGTTCCTCGGATGCTATGCTGGGGTCATCCTGTCACGGGTGCCTGTGGAGATAGACTACCTGCTCAGGCGACAGGCCATCAGCGCGGATTACTGCCTTGATCCAACGCTCCCAACCCTCGCAGAAGAGATCTGTGGCGACGGCTCCTGCTCCCTCCGCAAGCGCATGATCTTGAACCGCATAAGCGCCAACCAGGTATTCCGGTGTGAGACGCTATCGGCTGAACCGGTTAGTCTGCTTTAGGGGCGGCCGCGCGTGCGAAAACTTCATCAACCACGGCCTTGCCCCTATAGGTGAAGACCTCCCTCAGATAGTATTCGGCAACGCATGGTCCGCCACAAAAATGCTTGTCAGACAGGTCCTCGTAAGACATCCAATCCATTGTTGCCGACTGGTTCTGGCGCCTTTGACGTCCGTCATAGCTGACAATCCATGCCGTCTGTGTCTGGGCTCCGCAGTTATCGCAAGAATACGCAATCGCCATTCACCCCTCCTGTACAGCATTGAGCATTGCGGCGTGCGCGGCCTTTGCCTGTCTTGTAAGAAAGCGCGTTGTGTGAGTTGGCGATTCCGGCCACTTCCCATTCGGGATAGGCAGGTGCGCCCACAGCGCTTGTGCTATGGCTTTCAGAGTTGTGCCGCTCGGCTCCACCGGCACGATCTTCAGCCCTTGGGATTCAAGGGCGGCTAGGACGGCTTTCACAGCGACTTGGTATGCCTTGCGCTCGCCTTCACCTGACAGGCCCCCGGAGAGGTATGTATCCAGCACCTCATCCCTCAGCAGCTGAACCGCCACTTTCTCTTCCAGTCCTGTCATTGGGTGGGCTCCTTGGTGGCCTCGAGCAATTCAGCTATCATTCGACTTTGGCGGATTCGCTGCTCAGTGAGGAATGTGGCCATAGCGAGTAGAGCTATTCCGTTTGGCCCCACCTTGATTTGAGATGCCCGTTTTTCGAGTTTTTTCACGTCGTCACGAATCTCCTTAATGCGCTCATCACTCAGAACGGCATCTTCCATTTCGGCGCGTCTCTGTGGGCTGATTCTCATCATTTTCTCCTCTCTCTATCCTATCATATTCCGGGGTCAGCCTTCGTTGGCCAGATCGAGCAGCACGTCCGCGTGACAGGGCGAGCCGGGCTTGCACCAGCAGGCGAGGTTCTTGCCGCGAAGCTCCCTGAATACCTCCGGGTTTTTGACGACGCGCAGATTGAACATTCCGACAGCCCAGCCTTGCCTTTCCTCTTTTGTTTTGAGCGATGGCGGGGCGTCATCAACAGAGAACGGATTGCCCCATTTCGAGGTGCGATCCACCTTCACGGTGTTGTCCGGCATCCGCCAGCCCTTGGTGCGCTTCAGTTGAATGCGTTGTGGTTTTTCCATCCTTCTATCCTATCATATTCCGTCTACTGTTGCGAGATAATTCCTTGAATCTGCGGGGGATTGTGGTAGGGTGTGCTGGCTGCGGCAAGCGCCGGAATTGACCCGAGGAGTCTGCGACTCCAGCACCCTCAGCGGTGTGGAACAGGGTGCCGGGGGCCGCAGCCTCACTCTTTCTTCCCTTTCTTCTCCCTCGGCGCAAAATGCCGGTTGTAATATTCCTGTCGGGAGATTTCCCTTTCAGGGCGCTTGGCCTTCTTGCGACGGAAAAACCGGAATAGACGGATCATCTCATTCTCCCCGTGTGGGGCGAGAGAATATTCCGGGGGCTGCTTTATCAACCGCCACCCAGAACTTCCGCGCGGCTTCATCGTAATCAATCCCTTCGGCCAACTCCACTCGGCCATCGGGATAAAGCGTCACCACGTCCAGTATCTTGAGGCATGTCGGGCCAAGGCTATCCGCCACCAGTTGCGCCTCGATCGGTCGATAATTGGGGTCTTCGTTCATTTCTCTCTCCTCATAGGTCTTGATTGAATCTTCCGGTCAGGCGCGTTCCGCGCATTCGTTCACTATGCCGGTAGGGCAATGGCTCTCATTCCAGCTGTTCATGTAGATGTGGTACGCGATGGCCATCAGGCTGAAGACCGCAAAGCCTGCCCACCTTAGCGGCCTGATCCGTTCGGCCCTCGCATCGAGCCAAAACCCGTGAATGAAGTACGCTGCAATGGGCAGCAGAAGGATGGACCCCACCCATATGATTGTGGCCATCTCTGTATTGTCAGTCATTTTCCAAATCCTCTTGATTGAATCTTCCGGCTTCCCTTCGGGGGCCAGTTAGAGCGGGACTGGATCTTCCGACCGCCCCACCGCGAAGGCTGTTCAGGCCGGTCATGGTCCACAGCCATCTTCTTGCCTCTCGCTATGAAAGGCGTATCCTGTTCATGGTTCTGTGCCTGGTTGTGGCCCCAGCTCTCAAGGAACGTGTTTTCCAGCGTGTGGCCGGGGTGCATGCTGTTCGGATCTGGAGCGCTCAGCGGGAACCGGTGGCCAACGGAGGCTTTATCATCCTCCCCAACGGCCTCCACACCGAACCGCAATCTTACTCCCGTCTCATAACACAGGTAATAGCCTTCAGAATCCACGCTCGACTTGGCCAGCAGGTCAGCCACCCGAATGTCATGTGCGGGCAAGCCAAGCTTCTCCGCCCGGCGCCTGTGGCTATCGAGGGCGCGCTGAAGGCGGCCCAGCGTCTCTACGGGGAGGGGAGCGCGGTCAGTCATTGGGAGTCACCCGATCCGGATAGCGCGCAGTGAACTTTTCCATCGCTTCCTCGGACGAGAACCCGTAATTAGTGCGCCCGTTGATTGTTGCTCCCGCGCGATACCAATCCCCCGGACGATCATGGATTGGCCAAGACTCCGGTCCGATCTCTATGCAAGCCCACTCAACGAAGTTGAACCACTCGCTACTATTCGGCTCGAAGTCTTTTACGGTGATCACCCACGGCGTTGGCGACCAGACCTTGCGCATTAACGCCTGCGTGTCCGAATTTCCATAATCGTGCTCAATGATGTCGCGATATAGCGCGGTTCCGTTCTCACCCAT